CAAAATTACGGGGCGCGCGACGAAGGGGGTAAAGATTCAAAACGCAGATAAAATTTGCGACTTCTTACCCATAAATTCAATGAACGATATACTTATCATTTCATCCAACGCCCAAATCAGAATAAAGATTTCTGATACTCCCCTGCTCACGCGGGGCGCGCAAGGCGTAAAATCCATAAAACTTGCTGAAAATTCAAAAATTGTAAAATTAAGTCGGCTCTAAAATTTGAATATTGTTTAAAAATCTGTTATAATATAATTGTAAGAAAGTTAAGAAGAAAACTTTCGAAGTAGTTGGCCGCCCAACGAAGAACTCATAACACAAAACTATATTAAGAAAACGGCGGATAAAAGGAGAAATAATGGTACTTAAGGAAAAGACACAGGAAGCATTTGATTTCATCAAGGCACACGGCGGCCGCGTAAGCACAGCAGAACTCGCTGAGGGTCTCGGCATCGCAGTTAACTCCGTTACTGGACGTGTAAACAGCCTCGTTAAGAACGAACTCGCATATCGCGACAAGGTTGAGGTTGAAGGTTCTGATAAGCCTATCACTTACGTTCAGCTGACTGAGGCTGGCATGAACTTCGTTCCCTCTGAGGAAGAGTAATTAACAGCACAAGGTAAGCCGTGGGGAGAGAAATCTCCCCACAATTCGTAAAGAACCAACAACAAAATAGGAGAAACAATGTTAAGACAGGCAGAAAACAAAGTAAAAATCGAAGGAATTTTATCAGAAATTAACTTAAACTATGGTTCTTTCACAAGCAAGACAGATGGTTCAACCCAGGAATCCATTGGTGGTACAATTAAGGTTCTTGTAGAGCAGGAAATCAACAAGGAAATGAAGACCCTTGAAATTCCTGTTTATATGTTCTCTACAAAACTCACAAAGGCAGGCAAGCCGAATCCGTCTTATGAGTCTATCAACACAATTAAGAACGAGTTTGTCTCTCTTGCAGCATGTGGCAACAAGGACCAGGCGGATCGTATCCGCATCACCAATGCAAGCATCAAGATGAATGAGTTTATCGGTCAGAATGGAACTCTCGTTTCTTCTCCGAGAATTCATGCATCGTTTGTATCTCGTGTAATTGGTACATTCAAGCCCGAAGCAAGTTTCACTGTTGAATTCATGGTATCTGACATCGCAAGAATGACAGATAAGGAAGGAGTGGAACTTGACCCTGCAAAGCTTAACGTGACAGCAATTGTGCCTCAGTATGGTGGAAAGGTTGACGTAGTTCCTCTTCACGCTACTAACCCCAATGTTATCAATGCTATTGAGAGCTATTGGGAACCCGGTAGTTGCTATCGTGCAAATGGTAAGCTGAACTTCTCTTCTAGCACAGAAGTGTACACAGAAGAAGTTGACTTCGGTGAGCCAGTAGAAAAAGTTAGAACTATTAATGTAAGTGAATTTATCATCACTGGTGGCGCACAGGCTCCTCTTGACGAGGAATTTGCGTTCTCAGTGGAAGACATCCGCACTGCGATGGCCGAGAGAAAGGCTGCGCAGGAAGAGATGAAAACTAAAAACGTGCAGAAGCAGGTGCCTCCGCAGACTTCCAAGAAGGGAAAGATGGACCTCGGTTTCTAATGAGGTGCGCGAATGATTGATATTTTAAATATTCAACCAAGCGTCATCTCCAGAGATTTAAGAGGAAAGTATGTGCTGCTCTATGGTAAGCCAAAAAGCGGTAAAACCACAGCAGCAGCATCCTTCCCGAAGGCTTTGCTCGTTGCGTTTGAACGTGGATATAATGCTTTAGGCGGCGTCCGCGCAGTAGACATAACAAAATGGGCAGATTTCAAGCAGGTTCTGCGCCAGCTTGAAAAGCCTGAGGCAAAGGAATTATATGAAACGATTGTAATTGATACAATTTCAATCGCATGGGAATATTGTGAGCAATATATCTGCGCGCAGAATGGCGTTCAGAAAATTGCAGATATTCCTTGGGGTGGCGGATATTCAGCCTGTAAAAAAGAATTTGAAAGTACGTTACGTAAAATAACTATGCTGGGATATGGTATTGTTCTTATCTCACATAGCGCGAAGCGTATTGAAAAAACCGCAGATGGCAGCGAAGTTGAAATTGTATTCCCAGACATACCAAAGCGTGCAGCAGAAATCTGTAATGGACTCGTTGATATTATAGGTTTCATTGGTGGTGAATACGATGAAAATGGGAACTTTCAAAGGTATCTCTATACACGCGAAACTCCTACACTCTTCGCAGGTTCTAGATTTAAATACTTACCTCCAAAGATTAAATTTGGATATGATGAATTAGTAGCTGCAATAGCGGAAGCCATTAATATGGCTGAAAAAAATGATGGTGTGAAAGTTGTAGATAAAGCAGAACTCGCGCCAGTCGCAGAAAGGCTTGATTTTGCATCAGTTCGCGCCGAAGCACAAGATTTATGGACTAAACTCGTCGGAGAAGACGAGGAAAACGCCAATACAATTCTCAAGAAAATTGAGATGATAATGGGTCATCGTATGAAGCTTTCGGAGTTTACTGAAGACCAGACAGACCTATTACAGTTGGCAGTTCTCGAAATGCGTGATATGATATAAAACGAAAGGGTAGG